ACCCACATCTTCTCCTGCCATTCAGAGGGCTCGCCGGCGGGCGGCTTGTCAGGGACGGGCAGACCCTGCCCTTCGAGGTAGCTGTACAGGCTCGCGATCTTCAGGTTGTCAGGAACCTTTGCGCTGGTCGATGTCGCAGCAATATCCTGCAACGTCTTCTGCATCTCGATCGGAGCACGTTCCGGCCCCCACTCCTTGACGAACTCATCAAAGAGCGGCCTGGTTCGATACCAGGAATCCGGCATCTTCTCCATACCGGCACTGACCCATTCATTGAGCTGCTTCCGCACCCGTGGGTTCTTGAAGGCTTCGACGATGCGATCCGGCACGCCTCGCGCCGGTTCATACCGGGGAATCTGTCCCGGCGGAAATACCCCAGCGGGCTGCGCGTTCGCGAGATCAAAGAGCGTCCCACCGGCCTCAGGATTCTCTTTCACCCATTGCCCGTACGAGGTTCCCTCACCGGCATTCAACCGGCGGGCGATCTCAAGGACGTTCTCCCCGTTCAGCTCCATCCCCGCACCCAGCGGCAACGCACGCGAGCCTTTTTTGGCCGCGCCGACAGACGCCAGACTGGTGTGCAGCATCGGATCGACGCCACCCATCTCCTGAAAGGCGTGAGCCGCGTTTGCATAGCTGCGGAGCGACCAGGGATCCTTCGCGATCTCCTCGCCGACCCGGCCAAGCGCACCAATAAACATACCCGGAGGCGTCAGCGGCGCGATGTCATGCGTCACCGGATCGATTATCCCCATGCCGTCGAGGCCGGAAACACGGGCATACTCATCAGCGGCCCTCTGGTCATAGATCACGTTGCCGTCATCGTCCAGAATCCGCGAGCTGCCATAGACCGGCTTCGGCTTCGCATACAGGAAGTGCCCCGGAGGCAACGCTGCCGAACGCAATAGATCACTTAGTCTGTCTGGCATTGTCGTCGCCTCCATTGGCAATTTCGAGAATCTTCGCTGCCATCGGAGCGGCGTAGGCAGTTTTGCCCACCGGCATCCTCATGCCATCCCTGAGCAACTTTACGCCCGCAGGCGAGTGCAATAACTTGGTCACTTGCCAACCGGCCAGCGAGATCGCTGTCGGCGGAAGCATCGTCAGACCAGCTCCAACCACATGGCCCGATCCCGCAAGCGCAGTGGCCGTAGGAACCGCTGTCAGCCACATCTCGCCCTCATGCATCGTCACCAGCGTCATAGCCGTTCTGGACGGATTCATGGGCTCAGCAAGCGTCTTCGTCGCAAGAAAGAACTTGTCGAGATCGGCCCGATGCATGGGATTCGGGAACAACAACTTCTTCGTTTCGTCGCCCAGCTTCTCCCACTCATTGAACAGACTCTTCGCGTGCGACCATCCGCCTTCAGCGGCTGCGCGATCGAACATACCTTCGAGATAAGCCCGTCCAACCTTCGGCAGCTCCTGCGGAGCGATATCGTTTACGCGGTTGATGAAGTTGATCTGTGCATCTTTTGGCCCGGTCAGTTTGTTGAAGACCGCAACCGGCTCATGCGAGACCTCTTTCATGATGTCGGTGTCCGCGAACTCTGTGCCCTGGTGAAAGAAGGCGTCGATGTCGCCGCGCAAAGCAGGATCCCGGAAGAGCATCCGCTTCGTTTCGTCGCCCAGCGCATCCCACTTCGCTTTGGCCGCTTTCCAGCCTTTCGCGTCGATCACGTCGCGCAGGCCGTCAAAGAAAGCCCGGCCGACCTTCGGCATCTCCGCAGGCAACTCCTGCCCTACCCGGCCCGAATAGCCGATACCGGAATCACCGGCATAGACCATCTGCCCGTAGCCCTGCACCGGCTCCTGCGCCATTTTGTTCACGACGTTGTCGGCCAGATCGTAACGTTGTGCCGTGAGCTGGCGACCGGCCTTGAGCCCGTTGACTGCATCCGGCCCGGCCTTGGTCGCTGCCGCGTCAATCTGGTTCTGCAACTCAGAAACAGCCAGACCGGCGACTCCCTGATTCTCATCGCGCATAGCTTTTGCAAACTCTGCGCCGCCTTTGCTCTCGTACTTGCCCGATCGAACGAGATCCTTCAATCCGCCCAGAGCTTTCTCTGCGAGGTCCGCAGGCATCCACTGCCCTTTGTCCCAGTTGAGGATGCTCTCCATTGCGGTGAATCCACGCGAGGCGTTACGCTTCGCCGGTTCGACAAGCATCTCCCACTCGCGAACGAGCGGCCTGATCTGGTTCTGCAAGGTGCCGATCCACACCGGCATATTCATCTGCTCGAAGATCGGCTTCGCGTGTTCGTCTGTAGCGACCACAACCTTGCGAGCGTTGCGCGGATCCCGCGCCGCATCATGAAACGGCTTATACGCCGCATCGGCCTGCTGCGCCAGACCCGTTACCTTGGCCTCCGCAGCCTCGCGCAGATCCTGCCCGGCCTGCAACGGGACAACCGGCTGCGGATGCGCCCGGTTAGCGAGATCGGCAGCGTCTGTCTCCAGACCCTGCTGAATCGCTTTCGAATTCGCGCCGAGCGCCCGCGTCACATCCTCACCGGCACTCTGCGGAGTCATCGGAGTCGGATGCGCCTGATTCGCGAGACGGGCAGCTTCCGCCTGCAACGCAGCCGCCTGCTGCGCCTCGGTCCTCTGAGCGATACGCGAGCCGCCGAAGGTGTTCTCGCCAGCTTCCTGCGTCGTCATCAGGAATTTGTTGCCGGTCCTGCGACCGGCAGGGATTGGCACACCCTTCGATTCGAGATACTGATATGCCGCCTCTGAGACCGCGTTTGGATTCTCGGTGCCGGGCACAACAGTTGCTCCTCTCACCAGAGGTTTCCCGGTGAACCGGTTGCCCGCTTCGGGCAGCGCATTCATCAGGCCAAACGTCATCGCCCGGCCCATCGCATGACGCAACCCGTTGGTCCGGCCATCCTCTACGATGTCGGACATGCCCGGCCCGAGCACGGGAATTCCAAAGCCAATCGCATGTTGGATCGCTCTGGGGTAGTCGCCCGCCTCCACTGCTTTATCGGCCTGCCGCAACTGATCCCATTGGCGCTCGCTGAGATTGCCCAGCGTGTCCAGGGGTTGCGCCATTGCACCGGCCATCCCGAATAACGCCTGTTTCAGATTTGGCAACTCGTCCCACATGCCTTGCCAATATCCGCCGGGATCCTCAGACTTAAGCTCACGCCCGCTGTCGTCGCGAACCGTCGAGTTCACAACCGGAGTGCTCCCTGCGCTGCGCTTAATCAGCTCATCGAGCGCCGCCGTCTGCGCGACATTCAATGTGCTGCGACGTCGTTGCAGCTCTTGCAGAATCTCGGTCTGTTGCGGCGTCAGACTACTGGTTTGGGGTTCCGGCATTGTTGCCTCCCCCTGACATCAGCATGTTCAGCAACTGCTGATTGGACAGACTCCCCAATGCAGCTTTCGCAGCAGAGGTCGCGCTGTCCTGAGCGTTCGCCTTGTTGTACGCGGCTTGCAAATTCGCCTTCGAACGCTTCATCACGCTGTTGAACATCTGGAGCTGGTCATCGAGAGCCTTCGTCCCGGCCCAGTTGGCCTGCAATGACGCCGGATCCGTAATGGCACTGTTCAACAGCGCCATATCGGGACCAGTGATCGCACCCAGCTCATACAGGTTCTTCAACTGCATCTGAAGATTTGTGAACGCAGTCTTCAGCTTCAGACCTTCAGGAGATGCCGTTCTGAACGTCGGCCCCGTCTTGTCGAGTTCGTCCTTGTACAGCTTTACCGCGTCTTCGAGATTCCCCAGCTCCACAATCTGTTTGCTGTAGTTCTGAGCGTTCTTGCCCGCGTTTGCAGCCAGCTCTTCATTGTGGTAACGCCGAGTCTCGGCAGAGTTGCTCTGAGCGACACCAAGCATTCCCCGCTGAATACCAAGCTGGTCTTTGTGGAATCGCTCTGCCTGTTCGCGGGTCTTCGTACGATCCGAAGCAGCAACTTGCTGGTCCGCAGTCATGCCGAGCCGCTGAGCGATCTCAACCGCTGCCGGTGAATAGACCGTCGGCAACTGCGCCTGTACCTCAGGCCTCTGCTGCGCTCGCCACGCGGCATAAGCCTGCGGATCCGTCGGCATCGTTCGAGGGACAAGTCCGAAAGCAGCAGCCTCGGCATCCATTTCCGCTTTGTCAGCTTCACCGCGAAGCTTCCTTTTCTCGTCGGGCCGGTCCTCTTTCAGTTTCGCGAACTCCCAGTCTTTCCTCTGCTGTTCGAGTTGCTGGGCACCATCGAGCGATTCACGTAACTTCTGATCGACCCATGACGCAACCTCAGGGCTGTATGGCGTCGATGCGAGCTGTTGCCCCTGCTCCGGTGTCAAATGACCGGCGGCGACCGCATCCCTCACGGCTACCTGAAGCGTGCTGTCGTCTTTGACGGTCCCGAGAATACGCGCCATGTCTTTCGCCTTCAGGAGGCGATTCTCAAGAGTCATCTTGTACAGCTCTTGTGACGCTTTCTTGCTTTCCAGCAACGTCTTCGACATCGCTGAGGCAGCAGTGGGATTGATGGCATAAGCCTTGCCAATCGCGCTTTCGAGATCCGGGTTGCCCTTAAACAACGCACGCATCTGATCCTGCTCCTGCTCGTTTTTGAGAGCAGTCCTGAGCTGGAGATCAGACATCTTGTTTGTGTTTCTTAGATCGGCGAGCGTCAACTGCTCCGTCTCAATCTGATTCGGCGTTTTCGCCTGAGGCCAGTCCTGCAAGGCCTGGATGATCATTTCTGGATGAATAGGCATTGTTCTCTGGCTCCCTTACTCGCCGATATAGTTGCCGTTGCTGTCTCGGATGCCACCGGAACCGGCCCCTATCGATTTGCTGCCCCACTTATTGCTGGCCCACTTTCCAGCCGCGCCTGCGCCGATCGAGCCGAGATTCGAGATCGTCTGGCTCCATGCCCGGCCTGAACCGAGCTGGCCCGCTGCCGTCGCATCCGCCGCGTGCATCGTGGCGTCACCGCGATACTGAGCCGCATTCGTCTGCAATTTGGCTCCATTGGTAACACCCTGGACGTACTGATCACCGGCATACTTTTCAGAATTGATGCGCTGATCACCAGCCCACTGATGAGCGTTGTTGGTGAGGTTCGCATTGAACTTGCCCGTATCGACTTGCATGTTGCCCGAGTACTTCGCGGCATCCATGTTGTTTTGGTTCACACCCTGACCATAGAGAGTGTTGGCCTGCAATTGCTGGTTGTTCGCAGCGAGATTCTGATTGTTTGCCGTGAGACCGTTGGACGCGAGGTTCTGCAAGAGGCTCCCACGGTTTGTTCTGTCCGTCTGAAACCTGTTAAACGCGGCCTGATACTCCTGAGACGCGGCACCCTGAGCGTAGTTGTTTGCGGCCATCACTGCGCCACCGCTCTGCAATGACCCGTGCAGTGCCTTGTTCTTGAGCAGAGCATCCATGCCCTGCTGAAGCCGCCATTGATACGAAGGATCGTCCTGCGAGAACGTGAACTTCGAGTCCGCGAGATCAGACATCTTCTGAGTCGCGTCCTGCCCGGCCTGCTGATACGGACGGAGCTGGTTGTTGATGAAGTCCTGATTGGTACCCGTGAAGTCGTTGTACAGGCTCTTGTATAAATCGTTGCCGGTCGCAGCGGCAGTGTTCACACCGGCAGCGGCCTGCTTGCCCGCATCGATGACGGAACCTCCCGTGTTATAGGCGTTGTTCACCACATCGTCGGCTGCTTCGCCGGTCGCACTGCGAACCTGATCACCGGACAGAATACCGGCATTCACGAGCTGCGGAGCATACTTGTCCGCTGCGTCCTGCACCATCTGACCGGCCTGATTCGCTCCGTTCGCCATTGTCTTGGCTGCGTTCTTCGCAGCACTCGAACCCATTGCGCCGCTCACGATCGAGCTGCCCGCGCTTATCGCTGCCGGGATTGCTACTGCTGGCATATTGTTTCTCCTCTGGACAGACCCAGCAAAATGAGGTCTGTAAGTTGTCCGTTTTTCTTAAAAGCTTTCGGATTGCGCCCGAATTGCGCCATACCAGCGGCAACAGCGAACCGTTGCGCCAACCTGTTTGTCTCTGGCACTTGCGTGAAAACTCGTTCGACACCAGAGTTGTCGAAGAGCCACTGGACCGCTTCCCGTGCGGCTGTCTTCGCCCGCTGGCCCCACGCAGAGGGCAGCAGGCACGTATGTATCTCGGCTAAGACCGGCGAGTGCCAGACGACAAGCCACAACCCAAGCAGCTCGTCGCGATCGCGAGCAAGCACATACCAGATACCGGCCCCGTCAGAGGGCTCGTAATCCTCAGGTTTAGGCGAGAAATCGTCCGAGACGTGAGGCCATATCTTCGGGTGTGTGATGATCGAACGCACTAAGCGCAGATCTCCCGTCTTCTCAAATTGCATGGGTGTTTCTAGCTAGAAAGCGAAGCTGGTGTTCCGGCCAATCCCGGCCCCGATGACGCCGAAGAACGAGTGGTTGACGAGCCGGGCAGTCGCTGCCGTGAGGTACACAAGATCGAGAGTGCCGACAAAGTTTGGACGGACTCCCACAACTTCCACACCGTCCGCGCCGCTGTAAATCATCAACAGCTCGCCCAGCTCGTCCGTATCCACAAACGACGATGCGGGCGACGACCAGGCCGAACCATTCCAGGACGACCTGTACATCTCGTAATCACTGACGACGTAATAAACGTCGTATGTGCCCGTCCCGGTGCTGTTGATCGAAATCGGTTTATCGCGTGGGGTATTGCGGAAAAACACATTCGTACCGGCGATCGCATCCACAGTCACGGCAAACGTTGCCGGATTCGCTGAAGCGTGCTTCAGAGCGAGCGTTGCCGCGTAAGCGTCAATGTAGACGCTGGCTGCGGAGGTAACAATGCCGAACGCGAAATGAACGAGTCCGTCAGCAAAGATCGGAGTGGAAGCGATTTGCGCGGCACCCTGAAACCATGCCTGAGGCTGAGACGGCGTGATCGTCTGCGTGGCGACCGTCTGTATCGCCACAAAGGTGTTATCAGCCTTGAGGACCAGATACAGCACTGTGCCGCTGGTGTCCGAACACACCATATGAACATTGCCGCTACTGTCCGAGACGACACCATTCGGCCATACGTTTGTCGTCAGATCAGAAATCACTACGGGACTTGACCATGTGCCGCCACTGAACCTGACGTATCGCCAGGCGGCAGTTACCGAATAGTCGTTCCAGTAGATGAGCACCAGCTCGCCACCAGGGCGTGCCGCGAGAAATTGCGGCATAGTCAGCCGCGCATACGCAGGCAGAAGGTAGCGAGGATGCCTGCTGATAACAGGCCCGTCAGCACTGACACTGCCCCATGTCCCGGCAGACATGTTAAACGGCGTTATCTTGACAACGCCGCTTTGAATGGCGTCCGGGTCAGAGTATGCAGCAACGTGAGAGACGTAGACAATGTTCCCCGATCGAACGAGGCCATAAGACACACCTCTCGTTGATATCGGTTCATGCGCGGTGTCTACAGCCGACCAGCTCGCGCCATTATCAGTGCTGCGAAATGCGCGGATGTTCTGGTGATCGTCCACATCTGCGTTGCCGGGCTGTCCGAACACATACAAGGTCGTCGCATCAAAGCGATACGCCTGATTTGGATTCCCTGAAAATTCATTCGGACTCTGATAGCCCCCGGCAATCAATACCCCTGACATGTCATCCCCTCAGGAAACGAACGTGTAGCAGCCGCCGCCCAGATTGGCAGGAGCAATCGTAATCGAGAATTGCCGGTCCATATAGTTTGAGAAGTACATGGCATCCCCGGATCTGTACGTCGTATTGCTCGCTCTCAAAGTGAAGGTGAACGTACCCGCAACAGACGGAGTCCCTGCAATCTGAAACAACTCGCCGGGAATGGTTCCCACGTCAGTCAACGCCAGACCCGTCGGCAATGCACCGCTCTGCACCGTCATCGTCTGCGGACACAAGCCACCGGCGCTGAAGCTCTGCGAGTAAGCGTTATACTGCGTTCCCGGCCCGAAGATCGTCGTGCCCAGCCACCAGGGGTAGTCCTGATAGACGACGTTGTACGTGGTGATCACGGGATTGCCGACCGGCGGATCCCCGTAGGTCAACGCTGTATACGGTGCGGGCACCTACTCGTACCTCATGAGAATGGCGCAGGGGGTACTGTTGTTGTTGGCGCGTGCTGCGCCTGCGAAGTAGATGTTCCCGCCGCCTTTCGACACCAAGTACGTGTGCGTGGAGCCGTACATACTGGCAACGGTTACCGTCGTGTTGTCGGTTACGTCTCCAGCAACGCACGCCATGATCCCCAGCATGGGATTCCCGAGCGTGCCTAGTAGTGGAAAGAAAGGAAACGCGGCCACCGTGCCGTTGTAGAATCCAGTGGCGCGGTTACCGCTACTGGTAGTAACCGCTGTAGTCCAGTTATCGTAAGGAGGGAACGTAGTCGGACTATCGCATGACTGCTGGCGTATACCCATTGAAGCACCAAACGCGATCGCTGTAAAATACGCAGAGGTTTTGTTTCCGCTGCCGTCTTTGGATCTTTCGACCGCAAAGAACACCTGACAGTTTGAATTGGCTAATGTCACCCACAGCGACATGCGAAACTCGCCCGCATCACCCGAGAAATAGCAGGGGTACGTGGTAGCGCCCTGGTTAGATGTGGTCCCTCCAAAGGCACTGAATCCGCTCAGGATGTTTGTGATTGTTCCGGTGCCGTTCGACCCGGTGCCGACCGTGAACTGCAACCCTGGAAATGACGTGGAGGAGCCATAGCCGATCTTCACGTAAATCGGGAGCGTCGATGCCTGGGAATCGTTTGCCTTCCAGATCTCATACACATAGGTGGCCGCTGGTACGGCAGCAATTGCCGTCGTGGTTGCCGATCCAGCGTGCGTTTCGTTAACTTGCGAAACCTTGGCGACCGTCACTGTGCCGGATGCGCCGCCAGACACTGCCGTGAGTGTTGCCGTCACATTGTTTGCAGCATTCGTAAAGCCGGTGATGATCACCGACATGCCCACTCGCGGAGCTGGGCCGGTGTAACTGGAGTACGAATACACTGCGCTCGTTCCCACCGTCACCTGAGTCAGAGTAAGGACCGTCGCCGTCCAGACCACTTGCCCGGTGTCGCCGGTCTGTATCCATCCCAGCGTAGAGAATCCGGTCGATATCGCCTGAGACCATGCCATGAAATTGGCGAGAGTGGAGTTGTCTAATGGTGCGTTGGTTGTGTATGTCGCCATGAAATTAGCTCTTCGTTATGTTCAGTTCGAGGATCAGTCGCTTGCACGTCGTAACGCTGTCGAGATTGAACTCGAAGATGTCTCCGGTTGCGACGGTTGTCGTCCAGCCGGTCAGCGTTGTCGATGTATTCTTCTGGGCGCTCGATAGAGCCGGGGGGGCCGATGCGACTATCGATGAAGTCGTCGGAAACGCACTGTACGTGGACTTCTTGACCGTGATCTGCGCCGATCCCGAAGCATCACCAATCAGCGTCCAGCCGGTTATCGTGCCGTTGTACGGGCTTTGGACAAAGCCCTTGCTGCCCGTCGTCGGACTGGCCGAGCCTCCGTCAATCACAATCCCGATAACACCGGCTGCACTCGAAGTGCCTCCACCTCCACCGGCAGCGACCGCAGCCTGCACAAACGCAGTAGTCGCGAGCTGCGTGGTGTTCGTTCCGGCAGTCGCAGTCGGAGCTGCGGGCGTGCCGGTAAATGTCGGCGAGGCCAGAGGTGCCTTCGCAGCGAGATCGGACACAAGGCCGGTAACACCGCTCTCCGCGATCGCCGGAATGTCCGCAGCAACCAGTGCGCGGAACGTCGGAGCCGCTGAGCCGCTCGTCGGCCCGGCAAACACCGTGCTCGCGGACTGATTCGCTTTCGATACGGCCAGCGTCCCTGAAGTCGTGACCGGCGTACCGGACACGCTGAACTCCGAAGGCATCGAGAGGCCGACAGAAGTGACCGTGCCGGATCCGCCACCGGAACCGGGTGCCGATCCACCGTCCACCACATTGCCGCTGGAGTCAACCGTCAGGAAGTGACCGGCAGTCAGCGATCCTGAGACCGTCGCCACCTGATTGGTTGTTCCTGACTTCGTCCCAACTTTCGCATCCGCTGCGCCCGCGCCGAACATCGGCAAGTCCGCAGTCAGCGCACCAGTCGTATGCGTGACCGTGCCGGTCCCGCCGCCATTCACCCATTTCAGGCCGGTGCCCTGAGTGCTGTCCGCACTGAGCACCTGACCGTCAACGCCGACCGGCAAACGATCGTCAGTGGTCGAGTAAACCCAGATGTCGCCTTTAGTGGTCAGCGCACTGGTGATGCCGTCGCCCGGCCCGGCAGGCAGATAAATCGCAACTTGCCAGTTGCCACCGGAGACGATGTCCAGCGTGAGGTCGTCGTCCGTCGCCAGATCTACCGTCGAGAGCAGTGACGTGAAGTCCTGCACAGTGCGAGTGCTTGTGCCCGCCGCAACGATCGGGTGCGAAGTGAAGATCGACACGCCACCGAGCTTAATGTCAAATTCGAAAGCGTTGCTGGCGTCCGATGTTTTGATCCTGACCTTGCAGGCTGCGATCCGCATCGGCGAGGGAACAATCACCGGGTCCGAAATATCAGTGCCCGGCGTCGAGTCCTGCACATCCCACCCGATCGCGGCAGGCCCCTTGGCACTGCCCGCGCCCGGCACGTCTCCGCTCCCCGGTTGGGGCCAGAGGCGTTCGAAGAACACCATCCACGGTCTCGTCAGATTGCCGTTCTCATCGGTCAGCGGAGTGCGGATAGGGACCGCAGGGATCCGGGTCTTCTGATTACCGGCCATTTTTAGTTGCTTCCTGCCTGCGCCTCGATGAACGCATCAACGAGCACGGTCTTGCTGCTGGTTGTGCCGCTAAAGCGATACACGCGATCGCGGGCGTGTCCGAGCCTGCGCCATACGACGCGAGTCCTGTACAAGCCTGAAGAGCCGGTAGTCGCGTTACGGGCCGTATTCCAGCTATGCCCGCCATCATTCGACCAGTCGAGGGTGACGGTCGCGCCGGTCCCTTTCTCCATAGCCAGCTCCATGCGGCTATGGAAGATGCGCTTCTCCTCGCCGGTCACATGCGGAACCGCACGTTCCCAGTGAATAGGCGTGCCGTTGTCGGTGTACGTCTGCTGCGACATCACATAGATATTGCCGTTCGCATAGTCGCCGACCAGATGCTTGCCAAAGCAGTAGCCGTGGCATCGGGCACGATCGCGATCGAGAGACGAACCGTTCCAATACCCGCGCCGGTGCCAGAGCTTCGTCGTCAGGTCATAGACCCAGGTCCGGTTTGCGCTGGGGAACGTCAACTGCCAGAAATCATGCCCGTTGTCGCTGTAAGCGAACGACTCCGCATCAGCTCGCGTGCCGTACGTTGCCCACTCTTCTTCGATCGCGTGCGTCGAGACGCGAGTCGGCTGATAACCCTGCGCGTAAAAGGCCCGTGCGTGCCCTCTGGGATCGCCGGAAAGCCAGATGATGCCCTGACCTATCCGATTCGCTGCGAACTCCGCAGCGAGCCCGTAATGGATAAATGCGCCGGGATCCCGCTCCCACGGTGCGTCCTCTGGCTTGGCACTGTAGTTGGATCTCCAGACTTCAGTCGTCTGCGAGCCGAACAACCACAGATCCTCATGATCGGATAACATGCCGATCAGTTCATCCGGGTAGCCTTCCTTCGCCGCTGCCTGCAACAGATCCCATTGGGTGCCGTCCAGCGGAGTGCTCCACCGGAACCGGCGCACACTCGCACTGTCGGCACCGGATGGTTGATCGATGACGACGAAGTACGAGTCGAGATACGTGCCCTGCATCGCAGTGACGAGCTGCGAGGCGTTTGGAGGCCGGAAGTTGGGCTGAACCACAGACGACCCGTTGTCCAGCCAGAACGCACCGGCACTGATGACGCCCAACTGGTCGCCATTCGGGAACATCTGCACCATCCGACCGTCGCTGCCAATGTTGCCGCGAGACGTTACGCCTCCACCGGCAGACACTTCATACAGCGTCGATCCACCGGCAGCAAACAGCCGGTTCTCCCCAACCCACAAACCGCGTACCGGGCCGGAAGGCAACGTCGCAAACAGCGATAAACCGGGCTTCAGGACAAGGACCGGCGATCCTTTGCCCTGCCCCGATTCATCCGCTTCGGGATACAGATTCACGCAAGTCTGCGCGTCCGCATCAACCGATTGCAGTGTGTATGCGCCCCCTCCGAACCCCGGCAGCTTAGACATGATTACCTGTAATCCCCCGTCATGATGTCGAACACACGTCGCCCGAGAAGCGCGGAATCAACCGTCGCCTCATACGTCGGAGCATTGAAGCTCTTAAGAACAGCCAGCGATTCCGCTGCGAGTTCGAGCAGATCCTGCCGCGCAGGCTTGCCCCATTCGGTCCCGAGACGAATCGCGAGGTTGTACATCAGCGCTTCGTGATAGGCGGGCGGGATCACCAGGTTGTCCGTCCCGGCGACTACCTGGGGAAGCGTCTGCCATGTGTAGAGGACCAGCGAATCCGCAGACACCGGGACCGGCCACAAGCGCAGCGTTCCCAGCGGAATCGAGGTCTCGTAGTAGATCTTGCTTGGCAAACCGCTGAGAGTCTTGAGCGGGATCGCCGCCCAGCGGGCAGGCGTCAGAATCTCAAGACCACGCTCAATCGTTCCGCCGCCACCACTGATGATCCGCGCATCTTCGAGCCGCGCAGGCCTCGGAGCGTTGAAGTCAGCGGTGACATCCGGTCCAATCGTGTACGCAGCCTTGGCGGGCGTCAGTGTCTGTACGCTGCGCGTTACCGCGTAGACTTGCAGACGCTGCGCCGACCAGGCATCGAGCATCCGATTGAGCACAACGATTGCGTCAGCAGTCTCTGATGGACCGGGCGATCGCCCAGGCCCCAGTTGCCCAATCGCACGCAGCGATCCTTTGATTACGTCGAGTACCGTGAGTGCCATCGGTTATGCCGCCTGAGGCATCGGTGCCGGTTGTGCCGGTGCCGCTGGAGTCTGCTCGCCAAGCACAAGAGCGTTCAGGCCGGTAATCGCCGCTTTGCTCTCCCCAGCGGCGCTGAGAAGCTCCGGTGACGCAGTGCGGCCATACTCGCCTGCGAGATCAACCGCGAGGTTGAACCGAAGCGCCCGCTGATAGCCGGGAGGCAGCGTGACCGTGTCGGTCAGAGCATTAGTCGAAGGCAACGGGTGATAGCAATAAAGCTCCAACGTGCCGGTAGTCGGTTTCGGCGTGAGATAGACAGACGGTGTGGGATACGCGAAATCGCAATACAGTGCTTCCGCGAAGATGCCGGTGCGAGTCTTGTCCGGTACACCGGCCCAGTCTTCCGCAGCCACTACAGGCACCGACATGTTTGTGCCGTTCGTCGCAAGTACAGCGGCGCTCTTGATGCGTGTTGGCCGAGTCGGCAGCGTATAGCTCGCTGCGCCGGTCAGCGCCACGGTGTCCTTCGAAACGAAGTAGATCGGGAGGCCGATCGCGCTCCATGAGGCGATCATGTCGTTGAGCGCAGTCAGCGCATCGGCGCTCTCTTCGGTAGCTGGCGATTCACCAGACGCAATAACTCCAAGGGACCGAAGCGCCCCGTTTATGATTTCCTGAAATGTCATCTGGCTTTTGCCTTCTTTTTGCCCTTATTGACTGCATCGAAATGCTCCTGGGCAGAGCGGTAACCATCCGCACGCAATGTCTCTTCTTCTCCGGGATCTGCCGCCACAATGGGCGCATTTGTGGCGTGATACAGCCACTTTGGGTGTTCCCTGAATGTCATTTGATTTAGTCCGCTGCGAGGTAAAAAAAGAGGGGCAGATGAGCCGCCCCTCAGGAGTGAATTGAGCTGAGTTACCGAGTTATCCGGTAATTACTGTGGACCATTCCGGTCGCTTTGCAGCCCAACCATACGCAATGTCGCAGCGAGTGATGAAGACATCGGTGAGGATGCTGTACTGCGAAACGATACGGATGGAGAGACCCGTATCCTTGTCGATTGCGCGTGAACCGAAGTGCGTGCTCTTCGGGAGTTCCAGCGGCACGGTCGCGTAGCAGAACGCTTCCTTATGCACTGCGATGTTCTGTGCATAGGCAGTGCCGGGTGTGCCGGTCAGACGGGTAATCGTCGCGCCGCCAGCGGGCAGAGCAGACACCGTCTTGCGGCCCAGGTTAGCGGCCCGAATCTCAGGAGAGACCTGGACAGTAACCGCACCAGCCGAAGCAGTGGCAGCGGTAAGGACAGTGAACGTCTGCAATGAAGGCAGAACGTCACCGGATACCGGGTTGACTGCAAACACACCAGCGATGGTGAACTTGTCACCAGCCGAGATCGTGCCCGATGCGCCGAGACCAGAGATAGCAACCGTGGTGTCGCCTTCGAGCGATGCGCCAGCGGTAACAGGCGTGCCGCCCCAGGTTCCAACGGTCAAAGACCTGACGTTCTGAGACATCATCCAGTCGAAGCCGAGAGCTGTACCCATGCGGCCCGTGCTGTACTGCTTGCTGATTGCAGAGCTGTTCTGGAAGAGACCCTTCAGGGTGTCAACCATCGAGGCCTGCGCGGCAGGATTGATGATCAGGCTGCGCTGGCCGTCAACCGGACATGCGCTCTCATCGAGCTTCTGACCGGCCTGGAGGATGACAGTTGCCGTGTTGGGCGTCGTGCCGGGTGCTCCAACGAAGTTGGTTGACTTCTGGTAAGCGAGCGTCAGACCGTCGGTCTCGAAGATGTTCGCCAGAGATACTGCCGCCGAGTTCAGGTAGCGATCTGCAAAGCGATCGATCGTCAGCGTCAGATCCTTCGATGAGAACTGGAACGCGACGTTCTTCTGCTGATTGATTTGCAGAGGCTTGCTGAGTTCAGTGACGTCCTGAATTGCGGAAGTGATGTCTGAGCCGTTGTTCGCAACAAAACGCGCAGGCACTCGAAGGTTGTACGTATCGCCAATCTTGTCGAAGCGATCGTCATACTCATGTGAGCAAGCCGAAGCGAAAGCCAGGTTGTTTTTGAATCGCATCAACAGTTCGTTGGCGATTACGGTAGGAGTTAAAAGTGAATTAGCCATTTGTGTGGTTCCTTGAATTGGTCAGGAACCGGAGAAATCAGACCCGTTCGCCCGCTCTGCGCCGCTTCTCGTACTCGCTGAAGTCAGTGACTTCGCGCAACGATCGCTTGGGTGAGCCGCCGGTCTTTGAACCGATCGGACGAATAGGCTCCGGTGCCTTGGATACGGGAGTGGTTGCGGTCTTCGGACTACGAGTGATCAGTGCTGCCTCTAAACGGCCCAACTCCCGGTTGGCCGCTGCGGGCGGTAACGAAGCTATGCGCTCAGCTACAGCAGGATTCTTCGCGAGGTGATAGGCGAGCTTCGGACCAACTTCGGACTCCACGATCGCGGCACGCATTGCGTGCGACATCGGGACATCATCCGCATCAGCGATGACGTCGTCGTAGTCCTTTATCTCTTTGCGTGCTTCCGCCTGCCGTGATATCCACGTCTCGTTCGCACGCTGTTGCTCTGCCCGCTGGCTCGATTCGACTTGCTTCTGTCTCTCTTCCGCCAGGCGTTGTTCCGCGCCCCAGCGTCCGAGATCCTCGATGTACTTGTCGTAATCGGAGTAGTTGGCGGCATTCGGCCTGCCCTGCGCTACTTGCGGTGTCTGTTGCTGTTGTTGCGGCGCAGCGGGCTGTCCACCCACCAACCTCTCAACAACGGTCTCCAGATACCGTTTCTGCTCTGTCAGTTGGTCGATACGCCGCTGAAAGCCGCCTTTACGAGGCTTGCGAGGCTTATCTTCCTCCTGCTGATCCTGGTCTTCTTCTCCCGATGTTTCCGAGTCATCGGCACTTTCTGGCTGCTCTTCAGCTACCTCGGATGATTCAGCACCAGCGTCTTCAACGTCTGAAGACACTGGTATCTCTTCGTTCACCTCTTCTGTGGTGAACCCTTCGTATGACATTCGATCTCCGAATGGATTTGTGGATTCGCGGTCTATGAGGCGGGCCGCTACGCCGCACTACAAAGTCGTTGGGGGGTTATGCAGCTTCGGGCATTGATGACTGCTGCTGCGGAGGCGGCGCTAAGGCAGCTTGCTGTTGAGCCGCTGCCTGTTGCTGTTGCGCCTGCTGAGCACTCATCTGGCTTTCATGAGCACGCTGAGCTTCGCTCTGCATTTGCTGCATATACGAAGCCTGCTGAGCATCCAGTCGCTGTTGCCATTGATTGATATGCTGCAACTCCAGTTGGAGCTGAGCGATCGAATCCTTAGCGCCGAGCTGGGCCTCCGTCTTGAGCAGATCGGCCTGGATACGCATCGACTCGATGCGCTCTCTGCTCTGAAGCTCCATCATTTTGGTTTCGAGCAATTTGTGCGCTTCATTCAACGCTGCCGTCAACTGCTCGTTTTGACTCATGAACTGCTGAAGCACCGCTGGCGGGATCTGCTGTTGCGGCTGTCCCTGCTGGTCTTCCTGCTGTTTGATCTCAGGCGGTAAGAGCATCTTCAACCGTTGCGAGATCTCCTCAGCGCCCGGCCAGTCCATGTTTCGGACCATCAGGTCACCGGCAACTTGCATCAGCGCCGGATAACTCTGCGTCAACTGCATCATCGATTCCGCAGCTTCCTGCCGCTTCGATGCGAATGACGGGCCGACCGTGACCGATACGTCGTACTTGCCAACGCTGAGATCGTAGATCTTCTCCAGACCCTCGTCGTCAACGTCACCGGATGGCTGATTGATCCGTACGGTCTTCTGCTCTTCATCGAGCCCGATAATCCGTATGACCCTTGCGGTGTCATAGATCTTCGGGATCAGATCCAGCAGTATCCGGCCCAGATGCTTCATCGCACGGGACAAGTTATCGATCAGATGGAAATTGGCGACATCGCCTTCCCGTTGCCGTGCCAGAATGGCCTTACCCGATGTCTCATTCCCCTGCGCTCCCAGCGATGCATCGAACATACCCATCGTCGCCTTCAGATCGTCCGCAGCCTGCATACGGGCCATTGATATGGCCTGAATCGGCGGCTCATAGACCTGACGCATGGGCGGCGGCGCAGGCTGTCCACCGATCAGTTTCTGTTTGTATTCGAGGTAAGGGAAGTTGCGACTGTTCGCGTCACGCCACTTCGTCTCATGTCCCTCGAACTGTCCCTCTACGCCGATAAACGGCGCTCGCGGAGCCAGTGCGATGGTCTCGGTCTCGCTCGATGACCAGTAGTTGTAGGCCCTTTGCGCGTCCTTCGCATAGCGGATCATGCTGATTAACTGGCGCTCTCCGTCGAGGATGATCTCGTCGCCGTATACCGGAACGACCGGGATCCACTTGCCCGGCCAGCTCTTCTTTTCGAGAATCTCGGTGCCGTTAATCTTGCACCAGTTGATGACCTTTTGCTGTACTTCGCGGCACTTTACTGCCTGCTCTTTCGAGCCTTCGTACTCGTCTTCAAAGAGAGTCTGACCATCCGGCATCAGGCACAACGTACGTGTCTTCGTTTCGACGTACATGTACTCAGCTATGCGGATCGTCTCTTCCGAGATCCAGTCAGTGACGCCACGATCGCCCAGCGCAGAGTACGTCTCCCAACCGGCCAGCTCGCTGTCGCCATACTGAGCTTTGTATTCATCGACCGGCATGTCGTCAACGATGAAGCAGTAGCGGGCATCGCTGCCGTCGGCCTCCTGCACATGCGGATCGAAGTACACCGAGAACGGATTCTTCACCCGTTTGATGAGGATTTCCTGGTCAAACGACTGATCATCAACGTAATCGGTGATGACGCGAAGGTAGCCGAATCCGCCGGTCGCCATGTGCTCAAATGCGGAGTCATAAGCGACATCAGCATTCGAGTTCATCTCGATGTGTCTGATGAGTCCTTGCTCGATTTCGGCTGTCTCTACGTCGCCCTGGTCGTCAACCGGATCCACCTGGATCGCAGGCCGGTTCTGCCGCTGTTCGTTCGTAATTTGCCGCAAAAACGCGGGCAATCTGTTGATCGTCAGGCACGGTCGCCGGTCCAGTTCGCGCTGTTTGCGTACCTCTTCCGGCCACTGGTCACCGGCGCGAAAACGCCAGTCCTCAAGCGCAACCTCGCGTATGCGTGACTCCGCGTCAGCCGCAATGCGGAAGCGTTTATGAGCGAGATCGAGGATGTCCTGATCAGTGCTTTGTTTCATTCGCGTCGGCGGCTGCATTCGGTGCTTGTGTCTTTGGCTTGTCGTCGGCGGCTGCAATGAGCCCAACGCTGGTCACGATCGTTGCGATCATCTGCGGATTCGCCAGAATCGCAGGATTGCCATAAGCCGCGAGACCAATGCCCACCAGCGATGCAATACCAGCAATCGTCGTCTTCTGTCCAAGTTTGTTCAATACGTTTTTCATGACATCCACCCTCCTGAATCGCCGAACGTGCCATCTGTCGGAGCCCATGCATTCGGATCCTTCGGCTTCGGCTTTGCTATCGCTATCTCTCTGCCACTCATGTGCCGGTAACGGGTGCAGTCCATCAAGTGGTCGCGCTCTTTGACGATCCGGCCCTTCTCATCCCTGCGATACAAACGGAACTCGCTGAGCCAGTTTGTGAGCGATCGGAACACCTTTAACCGGCCACTGCTCAGTGCTCCCCATACCTCGTACAGACCGGCCTCAACGCTGTTGTCGGCGATCGTCAGATCGAGCCCGAGATCGATGTACATTTGGAGCAGTCGCGTGCCATCAGCTTGCCCGCGTCCACGCGCAGCCGGGTCAATGACCCCCGGAATCCAGCTCCCCCTGGCCTTGATGGCCTGCGCGTGGACGACGGGCTCAGCTTCCCCGCGATAGTATTCGCTGTAGAGATACGTTGTCCCGCTGTCCAGGTCGTCGGCGGCGAAGATTGCTGCCGTCCGGTTCCACCCAACGTCTAGCCCGTAGGAACGCCGGTAATGGTCTGGTATCGGGAAATCGCCAACAACTATCTCGGACTCTGGGACCGGGTATACAGCGCCCGATCCCAGGGCAGGAACTCCCCGCGATCGAGCGTCTCTCTGATGAGGCGGTATCGATCGCCATAACTCGTCTTTGACCTCTTGCGACAAGTGCGGGCAATCGTCCCACGTCGCCGAAACGAGATACTTACTCACCCGGTGTGAACCGCAGATATGGCCGTAGCCGGTCAATCATTGCCGCTCGTTCGATTGCGCTCGCACCGGCAAGCAGAGTGTCCAGCTCCGCATCGTTGCCGATACGCGCAGCGCACCAGCGAATGCGGTCTTCCATCCGGTTAAGCTTGCGTGCTTCCTGCGCCTGCCTGCGCTTCGATTCTTTGTATGCTCGCGTTGCGTGACTCATTGCGTAATCTGTAGTTCCGGCATGAACGAAAGGACAACCTCGGAGAGACCTTGCAACGGTGTGAATGTAAGCAGAATCAATCCGCCGGTAGTCATCGTTCGCAGCAGGCATTCCGTGTAAATGTCCAGAGGGCTCTCTTCGTCAAGCCAGATGAACGACTGCTCCGATCCCTGGAACGATTCGCGCCGCTGGTCATAGCTCTTCAGCACAAGGTGCGAATTCTCGCCGGATGCGTGCCGTACCCATACGGTGTCGATCGCGCCAGATACGCCTGCCTTTGCCGTGGTGTGTACGATCGAGTCGCCCGGTATCATCCCCGTGCCGAGCTGCCCCGGCTTGCCCAGAAGCTTCTCCTGCACGATCTCGCGTACACTCTTGCTCGTATCCCCAGCGGCCCAGGCTTTAATGCCACGGTCGAATCGCTTGCCGGGCCACCAGTCCGGGTATGCGCCGGTCAGATGAAGCGCAGTCTCATACGCACCGGCCTCAGTCTTGCCGACACGATTCGCAGCCATAAAGCACCGCTCTCGATGCTTCGCACCGGCAGCAAACAGCTCAAGGTGCTTCGGGTACAGCTCCCTCCGGTACGGTCCCTCCAACGCGAAGAAGCGGTCCATCTTCCGGCGTGACCGGCGTATCTTCTCGGCTTCGATCGCCTGAAGGTCCAGTAGCTGCGCGGGCGATTGATTCGAGAGTAGAGAGTTGCTCATCAGTCAGGTTCGAAAGGTCTACCTTGGTCCGTATAAAGCCGTTCACCGCGCCCGAGTGCTCAATCTTCGAGTTGTCGCGATATTTGTCCGGTCTCGCGCCTTTAAGCAGGAAGATCAAAAGCGTGTCGCTGAGCTTCTTTACCGTCAGTACGCGCTTCTGGCGGCTTTGCCGGTCAGTGACGTAGCAAAGCTCTCCCTTGTGAATGACGGGCTCTTCTACGCCTTCTATTGCCCTGCGCCGGGCCTCTGTCTCCAGCCGGTCGCACGCTTCCTCATGCGCTTCAGCAAAAGCCTCCGCGTACTTCGGATCGTCCATCCAGTTGTGGTGAGACGACCGGGCGATGTTCGCCGCTGCCGCTGCCGCCGTTACGTTCCCTAGCTCTGCATAGGCCGACAGAAACGCGGCCTGCTTCGGAGTTGCATTCTTCAAATGAGTCGTTCTCTTCGGTGTCTATGCGGTCAGTCGAGACCAGGTCTAATTGCGGCGCAGCAGTCCGCTCAACGCGGATCAATCGGGGCAGAAAGCCGATCGAGCGCCGCATGGGCCGACCGGCGCAATCGAGAATCATAGGAATCGGTTACGCTGTCTGCATGGAGAATCAGACCGGCGGTACAAACGCCACCATCACTTACGGGCAGCAGTTGCAGCAGTCACTCTTCGCGGTACAGGCCAGCATTGACAACCTGACCTATCAAATCGGCAACGTGCAGACCGGCCTCGATACGCTGCGGACTCAGCTCTTCGCCTGGCTCACAACGCCCGCAGGGCAGGCCATCGGCGGGCAGGAGTTCATGACGGAAGGCCAGACAACCGCAGTTCCAAACCGCGCAACAACCAAAGCTACGGCCAAGTCAACAAAGAAGCGGGTCATCTCGGCAGAAACGCGCAGGAAGCTCTCAGAAGCCCAGAAAAGGCGACAAGCCGCCAACAAGGCCACCGCAAAGCGCACCCACCACAAACAGCCCGCACTCGTCGCTTAAGTGAAAAACTTCCTCAAAGAACGGCTCGCCACGTTCGCCTGGGGAATCATGGCGGGCGCTACAGCCCACGCAATCGCTACCCACAGCAGTGCCAACTGGCTCACTGCGCTGGCCGCTATCAACTCAACAGTCAGCGTCGTCGTCCTCGTCGGCAGCGTAATCGACCTGTTCTTTTACAAGCGCCGGTCTCACCGGCAGTTCGCACAGTTCCTGGAAAAGCAGAAAAAGATGATGGACGAGATCCACGATATGGAACGCTCAAACTTTGCCCGGCTGCTAAACCGACCGATACGTCGCGACGATCTATCCCTCCGAAACTAAGTCTCAAGCCCGTGGCAAAATGTCAGTCGGGCGCGAGAAATTTACCGAAAGGATGAGGGAATCACAAAGGACGGGGCAGCGTTCAGAGAGCTGCCTCGGTAGAGGTTGTAGTGAGAACTTGCTGCACAATCTCGCGCCCATATCGCCTCAGTCAGACCATCAGCCGGGATAAACAGCTCAGGCAGTACAACCTTTAACGGGCCTCTTTGGCGTTGCAATCCTTCCAAGTCGGTCGTAAGCTTCTCCCATGAGCAAAGGCATCAATCTGGCGATCAGTTTCGGCGTCGTCCCGCTGGGCGAGCGGACGAGCATCAGCGATCACTGCCCGTACTGCCACGTTCCGATCTATTCGACATCCGCCATGATGCAGAACCCTCACGATCTGCCCGCGCCCGGCGCTATCACCATCTGCGATGAGTGCGGAGCGATCGCTACCTTCGATGACTTCGTCAAACTCCGCAAGATGACTGACGGCGAACTGGGAGAGCTGAAGGCATCCGCACAGTGGAAGGGCATCGATGAGCTATGCCGCCTGATACGCCAGTCCCACGGGACGTTCATCCTCGAAACCCCGCATACCAAGTCTCAGAGCACTCACTGAACGAGCTGCCTGGCCCGCTCTCGCCGCCGCGCATTCGACTCTGCGTGTACGTCACACAGACCATACGGCGTCCATCCCATAATCAGCGCCAGTTGCTCTACGTCCCTCTCAGCGTGCTCATACTTCGGCAGGCCAATCGTGTTCTTGCAGTTCAGTCGCGTGCAGTGAACCCTGACGTGATGACTGGTGCGTTTGATCTTCATCGTGTAAAGCATTTCGGAAAGTCGCTGAGATACGCTGATCCACGTGCCAGAGAACACAGAAGGCAATCCCAACATTCAGGTCGAGATCACAGACCCATCAGAGTTCCACTGCTTTCGGCTCGTCCTCAACGCCAAAGCAGCCAAAGAGCATCCTGACCGTGAGCCCATCGTGGTCATGCTCCATGCCAGATCACTCGTAGACCTGATCCACAAAGCCTCTCTCGCGCTCTGCGACTGGCAGAAGACTAATACCGATAAACTGCTCGAAATGATAGTGCGCTGGGATCCATCAGCCGACCAGCCAAGTTAAACTCGTTTGAAAATGACACTGGACTTCGCCTGGGAACTCCTGACAACCAATAAGCTCCGCTTCGGCGATCCCTTACAGATCGAGGCACACAGAACACTGCTTGATTTCCGCGTCTGCAACGGGTGCTCTTGTCAGGACATGATGGACGTCATCGCCCGCGAGATGACCCACAACAACCCGGAACGAGCGCCAATGCTCCTGCGCCTTGACGACGGCAGCTACCGGCTCAATATCCTGCAATGACAGAACCTGACATCATCTCCGGTGCCTGCCTCGCTGGAGACCACTCCAAGTGCCAGTCGGCTAAAGACTGCGCCTGCGCCTGCCATGACAATGACCCGGACGACGACCCGGACGACGACGAACATGACGACGACTGGTTGCCCGCGCTTTACCCATGATCCGGCTCTACGATGTCCGCTGGCCTGACGGATCCACCGGCAAAGTCGAAGTGCCGGTCATCAACGGAGGCCTGCCGCCCGCGTTCGTCTGGCTGGTCTGCCCTGACGACCGAATCAGCAAGTTCTTCTTCAACAGCTCCGAAACCTATGTCCCGGCCCAGGCCTGGATGCCGCATTATTAGCTGCCAACCGAGTGCGGTACGCCGCGCCTTTTTTATGCTGCCCAAAACTGGAGTGTGCAGCGCCGGCCCAGGCCTGGATGCCGCATTATTAGCTGCCAACCGAGTGCGGTACGCCGCGCCTTTTTTATGCTGCCCAAAACTGGAGTGTGCAGCCGCGCCTGCGGGCCGACTGCGTGTAAGATTCCCCGTGGAAAACTGCACAAAACGGCTGCAATTTGACCTGGTGACTTTGGCTATACTCACCAACTCGAAGCCGCCTCAGAACGACGAATCAATCACTTGCGAGCCGTGGAACCCTGCCGTATCTCGCGATAATCACCAACTCGATTTTCGATCGAATCCAACCGGCGCATCACCTCGGACATGAACTGGTTGAACTCCCGTTCCCTGACCGTGTCCGCGAGCTGCCTCTCCACCTGAGCGATCCTGACCGCATTGGCCGATGAGGTGCTCTCGGACTGGAGCCGGTCTTTGATCATCGACCCGCCAACGCTGCCGAGCAAAGTCAGTGCAGCAATGGCGAGCGGACGGTTGAAGAGTGATTCGACACTGGGCGACGACATTCAAAATACCCTCGGACTGGATGCAGTGGATACGGCTCAGCTTCAGCGAGGGCCTTGCCGCCGATCTTCTCGATCCTGCGAACCCCATACCAAAACCGGCTCTTCGAAAGCCCAAGCTTTCGGGCGACCAACTGCCAATTCGCGCCCAATAAGAAATACCCTTTAAACAACTTTGCGTCGTCCGCGTCCAGCGAACGTCGCACAACGGAGATGAAATCCGCACAGAACTCTTCGCCCGGCCTGCCCCAGCTTCCGCCGGTCTGCTTTACGCCGGTCACCTTCGAGTGAAATGCGGCCCAGCATTGCCGGAAGATCGCACGATACACGCAGCCGCAAAGCGTCTTATCCCGCTTGCCGGTGCCATCGCACTCCACACAGTCTTCGAGGCCTAAATACGCGGCCCCCGCAATATCCTCGCTCACAGATCCCCCAGCTTTTCGACTCCCATCAAGGCCAGGCCTTTGCGGAGCCGATCGAGGGCTCTTGCGTGCATCTTCGATACAGCCGCCGGGCTGATCTTTAAAGCTTCGGCAATCTGCGCCTGACTGTATCCGTCCACGTACATCAGCGTTACAACCGCGTAATGAGGCCTCGTCAGGCCGCGCACAAGAGATCGTAGGTAACGCGCTCTGGTAGCGTCAGCACATTGCGTCTCCGGGTCACCGGCAGTTGCCAGACTGTCTGGATCGATTGCGACGAAGGTCGCATTGGGTAGCCGAACCGCGTCGGCCACCGGAGCCCGTTGATGCATGGAGGTGTCGTACCCGTCATTGCCGGTGAGACCGGCTCGTCTGTGTCGATGAGTGCCAAGCCCGTGATCGAGCGATCCGACCAGATCGGTACGACTTTGCGTGCTTTCAGGAGTTCGCGTGCTCGCCGGTCGTCCACGCGAGAGATCACCTCTCCCTCGTGCGAAACGGGCAGGACGCGACTGTTGCTGATCGAGTATACCGGCGCGAGGCTCATTCATTAACCTCAAGCCGCGATTTTTTTCTGTGGAGCCGCTGCGCGAGCTGCGACCGGCGTCAGTGACCGGCGACCCGTCTGCGCCTCGGTGATGAATTCTCCATGCCAGACCTTCGGGACAAGGCTGTCGATGGACCTCAGGCCGATCGTGGCGTGATCGAGGAAGCGTTCCAGACCCATCCAGTTGCAAAGCCAGGGCTTGTTGTGGACCGTCCGCTCCGTTTGCCGGGCCGACACCTGAACCGTGTACCGCGAGCCCTCTGCGACAAAGGATTCGTCAGCAGGCTTGTCCTCATACCAGGACTGAATCTCTTTGCTCAGCCGGTCGTAGCGATCGCGCAGAGGCTTCGCCTGCGCCAGTTGCCGGGCCAGCTCTCCGAATTCGTCTACGATCGCGGACCTCTCAGACTTCGTCACGCGGCCACCTGGCCGGTCCTGATTGCCCAGCGCACAAGGCCGACACGGGTCTTTGCGTCGGCAATGCTGAAGAGCCTTGCCTTGTGCCGGTCAACGGTGTTTACGCTGATGTCCAGCGTTTTCGCCGCATCGGTCATGCTCTGGTCTTTGACCAGCTCGATGAGGACCGCTGATTGTCTTTTGGTTAAGGCCGGTGCCGGTGTGCTGCTTTCCAGATCCGTACGACGGAACATTCCCTTCGAGAGCTTTAAGTCGGAGTCGGCGAACACTACTTCGTTGTCCAAAGAAAAAGTATGCCTTCTCAGGGCCGCAACTCTGTAGCCCGTCAACGAGTGTTTTTTGGCGAATTTACGAGGGTTTTTGCGAAATTTAGGCGGGCTTGAAACTTCAGGGTTGATAGTTCAACGGGGGCAGCTCTCGATTTATTACGACTCACCTGTAACCGGATCCGGTCCAGGCCCGTCCGCGTCATCGGCACCACATACCTGATGTGATACCGATAACGCTTTCCAAGTCACTGCACAACTCAGGGTTTCTGGAACCGGATCCGGCCAAGCAGCTCCGCAATCCGCAACGCTGCCGTCGGATGCAGCTCGAAGAAGCCACGGCATACAGCAGGCTCTTTCGTATCGCTGGTGTCATGGCAGACGATGCAGCTATTGAGTCTGGTTGCATCGTCCACCATCTGCCTGACCCGGCCCCGTCTGAGGCTCATCAGATTGCCGGGACGGAATATGCACGTCTGGCAGCGTTCCGCCATCACATGAACGTGGTCGTCTCGGAACACCCGTAGCTTCCTCACTGCACGCGCTCCGGTTCGACAGTCCAGCCGCGCCGGATCATCTCGCACATTGCGGCGTAGCCCCTGGCCTGGAAGTGCTCCTCGATCCTGCTGCACACCAGACGTGCGAACTCAGCCGCCGCACCGTCATTCTGCGGGTGCCTCAGCGCTAACTGGAGATTCGCCACCAGATAGAACAGCGATGACGGGTTGAAGCTCATTTCCACAGACGGATCGTCCCGTTCCGCTTCGGTCATCTCTGCGATGAACCGTTCCATCAGGTTGTCGTCAGGGTGTGTCATGCTTCGCTCCCGGCAACAGCTTGCTGATCGCTAATACCAGATCACCGATTCGCTTGTCAGTCGCTTCCCCCAGCTCTTTCAGCCGTCGATCGACCGATTCGCCTGACTCTTTGAGCGCTCTGTTCGTCTCTTCGATCTGAGTCTGAGTCCGAGCAATCTGGGCATCAGTCCGCGCCAGTTGTGCATCGGTTCGGGCCATCTGTGCGGCCAGCTCGTCCATCCGGCCTGCCAGATGCTCGATCCAGTCCGCGTGATTACTGATCGCTGATTCCACCTCCTTCTTTGTCATTGCGCGTTCCTCTTCGCGGCCGCAGCGGCCGATGCCTTCTTCGCAATCTCAAGCCGTCTGGCTTTAGACAACTTCCTGGCCCTGGCTTCTCCTCCCTTGCTCGCGATCTCCGATATCGCCTCGTCCGTCAGGTTCTCCGCACGAGCCTTTCCGCCTTCAGCTCCGATGCGACTCAAGTATTCCTTCACTGGATCAACCTTTCTGGCCATTAGTACTAGCTTACCCGCTAAGCACGGCCCGATCTTTCTGAGTTGATTTTAGACCTTGCTTACCGGATAAGCAAGGAGTAAGATCGAGACATGTTCGAAATCTTCGTCCAGATAACAGACGACCCTAACAGCGTTACCCTCGCATCCACCGTTGACGACTCCGCAGAGGCAATGCGGCGCGTCAATAACCTCCGCAACCAAAACTTCAAAGCATGGGCTCGCTACACCGAGCCCGTGCCCGCTGAACCAAAGGAGCAACTCTAATGGAGATCCCGAAGGGAGACATCGAGTTCTTCGTCGCCAGGCTCCACGTGAGCGAAACCGATGAAGCCGTCCGCGCAGAGATCCTGCGCCGAATCGGCCCCGTAGACCAGGCGATCACACGCGGCTGGTCAGAGGCCACAATCCAACAGGCCTGCGACTACGCAGTGCAGGCCCATCACAACAACCAGAACCTCTACAGCTACGTCATGGGCGGCTCTCGCCCAAGACGCAGCAGAAAGAAGGGAAATGCCTGATCAGAAGCGTTGCGAGGTGCCGGGTTGCAAACACCCGGCACTTCCCTTTAAGGCCCGTTGCTGGGGCCATAGCAAGTCAGCAGTGAACAAGTTTTACAGCCAATGGAAAAGGAGACAAGCAAGCAAATGAGCGACAACTACGTTGTATCCGGCAAGCACCCGAAGGAGTTCTATCGGGTGTACCAATCCCCATACGCCCCGTTCTGGACTGCCAGTAAATGCTTCGCGCAAACCTTCGATCTGACCGAAGCAGAGGTCGTAGCCGACAGACTGAACCGGAGCGCAACCGCTAACGCAGAAGAAGACTGGCAGTGGACCGCAGAAAGGAAGTCCCGATGAACGACCGCTACTTCTCAGGCTTGCTCCGCGATCGCGACGGCAAGCCTCTCGCTACATACTCAGTCGAGATCGACTGGCAAAGCCTCAATGCTATGGCTCAGAAGGCGTACAAGAGCCGTGGACAAAAGTCCGTCGATGGACCGATCACACTAACCATCCTCAAGAAAGTCGAAGGAACTTCCAAATGAACACAGATGTATCGCCTGCGGACACCAACCACGTCCGCAGCCCTAAAGAGATCCGAGCCAGACTTAAAAGCCTGCGGGCTGAAGTCAAGGCCCGCGACAACAACCTCCACGATGAGCTGCGCCGGTTATGGCACGAGGATGTCGCAGATGCCGTCGCAGCAGGCAAGATCGAGGTCGTTGACGGGCACGCACTGGTTCCGGCCTACTGGCATGGTCCGAAGGAAAAGGAGTTCGAAGAGAACTACTACCGGACGACGCCTCTCCTGCGGGCGCAGATCAATGCCCTTGAGTGGGTTCTCGGAGAGGTAGGAAAGAAATGACCACACCTTACGACTACCGCGAGACACTTGACGGCGAACAGCTCGCCAAACGCCTCAACCTCGTGCGTGACGCAAACCAGCGCAACGTGTACGTGATGGTCAATGGCCGCACCTATCGCGTCGTTGGTATCGACCTCGATGACATCGGCACCAGCTCAATCTGGCTGGACGTGGAGGACATGCGATGAAGCGCACGCCTCTCAAGCGCAAGACGCCGCTGAAGCGTGGCGCACCGCTGAAGCGCAAGACTCCCTTGTCGCCTCGATCGAAGACGAACTCCCGGCAACCGTCTGAGAGTTCGTACATGAACTGGATCCGTTCCCTCCCCTGCGTCTGCTGCGAGGGAGCTAAAGGTAAGTCGGAAGCCGCCCATACGACGGTATTGGGGAAGAGCGGGATCGGGGCCAAGTCTCCAAACCGATCCACGATCCCGCTCTGCGCCTGGTGCCACCGTCTCGCCACGGACGCATATCACGCATTGACACCAGAACGTATGTGGGCAGAGTATCACGCACTGGATCTGCCGAAGTTGGTCGCCGATCTAAACACTGAGTTCCAACAAAAAAGGGAGGCCCACAAGGCCTCCCTTCGCACATATGTCATTCACTGGGTCTACGCACTGCTCGCTGTAGCCCTCACCTGGATTCTATGGACTCTCGCCCCGATCGCGCTATCGTGACCGCTACCTGAACCGCAGCCGCCTGCATAGCGGGCACCAACCTACATCGGTGCGTGGATGCCAGACTACGCACCAAACCCACCTCAGATATCGCATTAGCTGGCCTCAGGGCTCTTCGAGCTGCCTGGATGATACTGCCAGTCCTCTGGAGTGTGGAGACGCTTCTGTTGGCAAGCTGGGCACGATTCACGCTCCTGCTGTTCTCGTTCCTCAGTGGTCATGCGCGTTACTCCTCATCGAGAACGCCATTGAAAAGGGTCGGCGTTTCGCGCTCGTCATCCGGCTTGCGCCGCCGGAGTTTCCCGGACGGCACGGAAGGCGGTCCAAGAACCGTCTCGGTCGGTTTCGGCGCGATATGCACGGGTTGCACGATAGTCCGGGCGGTCTCGTACGACTGCGGAAATTGCAGCTTGAAGGCCTCTTCCAGATCGGGCCAGAACTTTTCGAACGTGCGCTCCAGCACGCGATCCTTGATGGGGCGATCTGAAATTTTATTGAAAGACTTCACGAGGTGCCACGCACCTTCGCGATTCAGGCGCAGGCCGTTGAACTGATTCAGCGGCTGAACGAGGTCGTGATGGTCAAGGTCAAGCAGAATAGTGGCGACGTGAGTTTTTCCTAGGCCGGTCACCATCCCGCCCGCCTCGAAATGAATCCACGGCGCGAGATGATTCTCCCGCGTGATGCAGATCACCCCGCAATTGCATTGCTGCAACTCCCCGATGATCTCGGTGAACCAGATCGTGCCTTTGTCAATATCCTCGCTCGACAACCACACGTCTGTTCCGGGAAGGACCTGCTCCAGCCACGGCTTCAGCTCCTCGGCGAAATTCCGGCTCTGCTGGCCAGACCAACTGATGAAGATTCTCACGAAGGCACTCCTTCCGGAATCATGCCACGCTCCTCAGTGGTCATAGGTCAATCCTACGCAGGCTGCTTGAGAGCTGCGTTCCGACCGCATTTGGTGCAGCCTCGCTGATCCACACACGGGTACAAAAACTGCGTCTTCCCGTCCACTTTTGCGCGAAGATCGGCGGCTACTTCAGGATCCCTGATCACGTCTACTTGTTTGAACGCGCTGCCGTCAGGATTAGCGTGATACGTCACCAGTTGCCACGCTTGCTCAAAGCCGGTCCCGCCGCACGCCTTGCAGTGCTTGTCCGGTTGCGCCGATTCCTCTGCACGATACTCCTCAGACGCGGCAGTAAAGACCTCTCTCGGAACCGGAAAGAAGTCCAGGTGCCGAATGATCCAGTTCGTCATTCGGGTTGCGTGGGCAGGGTTCTTGGCAGCTTCGCGATAGACTTGCTTTACTTCAGCTATCGCAGCTTCACTCTTCTCCCCGCGCAGAATACTCAGCCGCACAATCTGCTGCGACACGATCGCCTCGGAGATCATACGGTCTCTCCGTTCGCAATCCGCCTCTCCCTCTCCAGCCAGTCCGGTTCTTTCTTCTTCTTGTGCCCGTTCGCCGGAAGGCTCGCTGTCGCTATTGCTTCCTGAGATGGCGGATGCAGATAATCCCCGTCTTGGAACCAGCGCCAGAGCTGGGGAACGAAGGTTGCCGGGTTGTTTGCGCGTTTCGCTGTCCATAACTCCTTGCACTGGGTGTGACTGGCGCGGATCTCAGCGCACTTGACCTCGATGTCAGGCGCATGGGCAAGCACTGCCTCTGCCTGTTCCCTGGCTGCTCTGATACTACCCGGAGGCTCAACAGTCCGATGGCTTTCTGCCAGCATCTGGACCAGGACCTCGGCTGCTTGCTTTGGAGACGGTTTCCGGACGACCGCCGGTTCGTTTTGGGTTTGAGAAGGTGAGCGAGTAGCCGCCGCCTGGCTTCTCTCCCCTGAAGGAAGGTCTTCGGTAGCAGGAAAGGCGGCGGCGGCGGCTTCTATCTCTGAAACAGAAGTGCCATGAGGGACCGTCGCAGACGACGACGACGAAGGGTGAGCCCCTCTCTGGTAGTTCTCTGTCTTATTCAATAAGGATGCAGAGGTCTGTACAGGTACGTTTTTCGTCTCTGTACAGACCTCTGCTTCGAAGTTGAAAGAGGTCTGTACAAACTTTTCGATCTCTCTGATCAGAGGTTGCAGACGCGCCTTCCTTTGGTCGTCCTTTGCCTTGCGCTTCTCATCCCGCCGAACGATGCGAATATTTCGGATCCCAAATTCAGCAAATGTGTTATCTTCGATTTGCTCAGCAATGGTTCGCGCAGCTTCCATCACGTCGGCCTGCAACTGCTTCACTTGGGCAGAGGTCTCCTCCCACCGCTTAAGGAACGCCCGCCGCTTCTGCTTCGTGAGCTTCTTCAACTGACGAGTGACGAATTCGGGAAAAGGTCCGTACTGACTCTCTTCGCCATTGTTTCGCTCCTCTTCATCGGCCTCTAACACCGTCTCTAAGTCATTCACTGGCAACACTTTACCAGTTATATAGATCCGCTTGGAACCCTCAGATTTCGTACCGGACCGAATCACACCCCGAGCCTCCAGTCGGCGTTTATTTCGCCTGCCGTTTGCGTAATCCCAGCCGTAGAAGTCACACGCCTCGTCGAGGTGCTTCTCCCTCCCGTGCTCATCAACGACATAGTCTGAGCGGTCTCGGCCCGGGACATGATGCAACGTCCCGTCTATCACCCAGCTCCAGAGCTTGATCTCACCGTCGGTGATCTTACCCTGCTTGCGCTGCTTTATTGGCCAGTTGTGCTGGTCCGGCGGCATCGGATCGTAGCCACTGGGGGCTCCGATCTTTTTCATCAGCTTGCTGTTTTTGCTGTCCTGCGAACGGACAGTCTTGTCGCGTGGTGCTGTCGCTGGTGATGCCATGGTTCGACCTCACCAACCAGCCTTCAGATCGATTAAAGAAGAAAAGGAGAATAAAGCCGCTGATACGCGGATATAATGCATGTACGCCTCTGCTTTCCACAGGCTGTTTCCAGAACTTCAGACCGCTGTGGGCTCTTCCAAAGCCCACAGCCGGACCATTGATTTAAGATCCAGGCACTTCAGCGCGACTGCTTTGTAGCAGTCACGTCCTTGTCATTTTAATGGCAAACGGAAAAAATTTAGCGGCCCAATTGTAAATGGGCCATCTTTGGCAGGCTTACTAGGAAGTTTCCGACCAGACGTTGCAGAATTAGGAAGTACTTCTTGGCTGGTTTGAAAAGAGAGCGGCGTATGACCCAAAGGTTTGGAAGCCACTCCGGTCCCCTCGGTCAGGCAGCAGGGAAAGCAGTTTCTGCTGAGTGACTGATTCGACGCCGCTCTCTACATCCCGGCAGGGCCGAGCCCTCCGGAAACTCATAAAACCTGTCTGGTTGCGGGGGAAGGATTTGAACCTTCGACCTTTGGGTTATGAGCCCAACTGTCCCCTACCCCGCTGCAAAACTCAATACGTACACTCTCCCTCAGACGCCGTCCACTGCAATTTGGAACACAGACAAGCCGCCGGGGGATACGACCTTTTCCAGTATCATCGATCGGTTTCGCAACTACGAAATGCCCGATCATCACAGTACTCGCGTAGCCTATGAATCGATGCTCCGCAAGTGGATCGGGCCGCGCTGGGGCAATCTTCCGGTCAGCGCCATCAGGACGCCCGATATCGAACTCTGGCTTGCCGAGCTGGAATGCTCGCCCAAGACCCGAGCTCACCGCAGGAGCCTCATGCACTCGCTTTTCAGCTTTGCTGTACGGTGGGAACTCGCCAGTCACAATCCCGTAACGCTCGCACGGGTCAGAGGTGGATGTCGCCGAAGACATCGTCCGCACCTCCTGACACAGACAGAGTTTCATCGCGTGCTCGCGAATCTCATAGAGCCATACCGTACCATGTCGCTGCTCTCCGGTCTACTAGGATTACGTGCGTCGGAGGTAGTTGCGTTGCAGTGGGATGATTTCGATTTCTCTCTGCAAACACTCACGATCGAGCGTGCTTCCTGCTCCGGACGTGTCGCAGAAACGAAGACTGAAAGCTCCGAAGATCTCGTTCCGGTCGCGCCCGCTCTCGCACAAGCGCTCATTGCTTACCGTAAGACGTGCCCAAGATCGCCGGGAAACTGGGTATTCCCAAGCCCGGTAACCGGTCGGCCCTACCATCAGGACTCGATCTGTCAAAAGCACCTGCACCCCGCTGGAGTCGCAGCGGGACTTACCAGACCTTTGGGATGGCACGCCTTCCGCCATTCTTACCGCCGCTGGCTCGATGAGATTGGTACACCGATAGGCATCATGAAAGAGCTGATGCGGCACGCGCACATCAGTACAACAATGGATGTATACGGGGTAGGCCGAATGACGCCAGCTAAGCGCAACGCTCAGTCTGCTCTTGTCGATGTGATCCTCGCGAGCTGAAAAGCAAAAAGCCGGACACCTTTGCAGCGTCCGGCCTTTTACGTTTCTTTTGATGCCCCTCAGATCAATGCCAGTCGCGGAGCCTGCGATCGCGAGCCTCCTGCCCCGTGAACTTACAGTAGACATCTGTCGAAGCTGCGCTCCTGTGCCCCATGTGGTCACGCACCGCTTCCCTTGGCTCGCCTCTGCGGAGTAAATGGGTAGCACAGGAATGCTTCAACGAGTGGAAGTGCGCCAGCTCGTCAGGTATGCCCGCTGCCGCGCTGTATTTCTTCATCAGCACGTCAAGCATCTGCTGCGATATCGGAGTGCCCTGGCGCGAGGGAAACAGCGGGCCGGGCTCCTCGCCCCTGATCTTCAGCCACGCACGCAGGCTCCGCTCTTCGATCGAGGTGAGGTGATACTCGCCGCCGATCGAGCCCTTTAACCGGGCAAACCGGATCCGGCAGTCGCGCAGATTCACGTCGCTGAGCTGGATCATGCCGACTTCGGTCGCACGCAGCCCACGGTGATAGCCCAGGCGGAAGATCGCGGTGTCGCGTGGGCTCTTAATGGCTTTGAAGAGCGCAGCCGTCTGCGCCTCCGTCAGGTACTTGATCTTTTCAACTACAACCGGGCGCTTCGCCCGCTTCTTCTTCGTCGCCGCTGCCATGCCAGGCAGTTTACCCAGAATTGCGCTGAGCTGCGCCTGGTCTTCTGCGCTGAGCTGGCTGATATCGATTGCCATAGGAGTTTGCCTTGTGAGATAGATCTGGAGTACCGGGCGCCGGGCATAGGCCGGAGGTGCCACCGCGGTCTCGAGTATTTTGGGACTGAAGGTCTGGAACTACAAAAAGGAACGCCTGCTCTCAGGCAGGCGTCATGAATTGAATCGGAGGTGTCTCAGTGGCAAAGAGCCCACTAAGCAAAGAGGAACGAGCCGCTCGCAAGCCGATCGCTTACGAGTTTGAAGAAGACGGGCTGTACGTGTCGGTTGAATTTACCCGCGACAACGGAGAACGTGTCGCGGGCTCATACCGGCTGATTGGCTGGGAACTACCCCCGGCTGATGTAGCTGCCGACTTTGACCGGCGGATGAGACACCCTATTGTGGGTTTGTCCCACCCTCGTACTTAGCCTGATCAGACATAATCTTCTGCAACGCAACCGTCGCGCAGAGGCATAGGCCGAAGGTGCCACCGCGCGGTCTCGAGTATTTTGGGACTGAAGGTCTGGAACTACAGGGAGAAACGCAGGCCGGTCTGAGCCGCGTCCAGTTGCTCTATGGCACAATCAGCGGAGTTCAAAGCACGCGCCAAAGAAGCCGACCGCAAGAGAAAGCTCGCAGCCTGGGCAGAGCGCAAGCTCCGCTGCCCGCGAGCCTTTGGTTTCGAGAAGGACGGAGAGTACCTGAGTGTCGAGTTCAACCGCGAGAACGGTGAACGAGTAATTGCTGAATACCGGCGAATCGGTTGGGCGAGGCCCCCGGCTGATTTAGCCAGAGACCTCATCCGCAGGCTCAATACTGTGCCTGTTGCTGTGAGTTACCCGTATCCGAGAGGAGAGCGGCCCGATAATCGAGGATCCCGGTAGTGTTCAGTTCTCTGTACGCTCCCCGATGGATGGTTATCGGCACCCTTATCTTCGGAGCGCTTGTTCTAACGCCCGTTGCGCTCGTTTTCTTTACAACAGGACATTTAGAGTGGGCAGGACTTCTTACCGCCATCCTGCCGTTCGCAATCGTGAAGTCTGGCGATGTCTTGGTGAAGTCTGGCGATGTCTTGCACGATTGCTTGGCGAGAGTTTTCGCATGGGTCATTACAAAACTGCTGTTGATCGCAATAATCGGACTAGCCATCGCTTTTGCCGCAGCGGTCGTTTTTATGTGGGGCTATAGCATCTGGATGGTACTTACGGTACTTAGCGGCCCATGGGCGATGATGTTTGTGTTCTTTTGGGTGCTCGTGATGGCTTGGCCGAGCAACGCAAAGCGTTCTGGTACTAACTGAGGCAACTCTTCACACGCTGAAACACATCTCATTGCTCGAAGTAGTTTAGAAGTTCCGGTACTGCAAAATGCAGTACAAGCAGCTATACTCGATGCGCCCATGTTGATGCTCTACAAACTGCGCGGACAGACCCTGCGCGTGGAGTACGAATTCTACGACCAGGACGAGGGTCAGCCGGTTCAGTACGTGGACTTCGAGTCCATCACTGACAACCTTGGCCGACCCGTCAACCTGTCAGAAAGCGATTCGACTACTCTGGCCCACGCTGCGATCCGGCATCAGACGGAGGCGAATCGAGCAAGCTGGAAAGAGTTCCACCTCCAAGCCCGATTGCGCCAAGAGAGAGCAGCGGGATCTCCTTGCGGACGTAAGCTCGTAACACTGCATCGGGCGTAGTGCCCATCTGGTATGCCGTGTACGCAATGCGCCGCGCCAGCGTTTGCAGCAGTGGCTCTCCCGGACTACCGAGACCCGTGACCGGACCCGCACCGACCCACATCTTCTCCTGCCATTCAGAGGGCTCGCCGGCGGGCGGC